CTGTTTTTTTCGCCGAAGGATAATAATTTTTATACAAATATGAATTGCAGTATTGACGAAGTAAATAGCCGGTTTGCTTCACTTATATCACAAAGGGGGGTTTACAAAGTGATTTGTAGAAGCAACGACCCTGTTAAGTTAAAGAGAATGTACAGCCTGGTTAATAGTATAAGGCAAAAAGTAAAGAAGGGAGAAGCAGTTACCATCGACTTCAAAATAAAGTGGCTTATACTAAGCGGCTGGCGCCCGGGCAATGAAGTAGTGCATACAAAGACCGAGGTAATATATTTAATTGGCAAGGCTATAAAGTTGAACAAACAGGCCCGAAGCATGGGACCGCAATTTGTATATGAACAGATAAAACTATCAAAATGAAAATACTTGAAGATAACTGGTAATTACCGCACTCCAAAATCATCACGGCCTACGCCAAAGTTCAGCGGTATCTTTTTCTTTTTTAAAACAGCATCGGTAAGCATGTCAAAGCAATCACTAAAGTGGGTGGTTTCGCTTTGATCCAGGTGCGGGTATTTGGTGGTGTTTTCGTAGGTTTTATTCTTTTTGGTTTCGCCCTTTGTATCTACATAAGCGGCGGCGCCTTCAATACTCTTAATGCTTTTTACACATTTGGCATTGATGCGTATCAGGATTGCGGTTGCATCTTCCTCTTTCAGCCAGGCTTTAGTGTCTTTATATTTATCATAGTGCTGGGGCTGCTGGCCAATATACACCTCCACCACCGCCCAGCGGTGTTTGCGCAGCACATCAATCACCGTTTCTTTATACTTCTTTGCATTCATCCTTTTCCCGGTGGCAGTTTGATCATAAACATAATACACCACCTTTTTTAGGTGGTGCCGGTATTTGTTGCAAAATTCTTCCACCGCTTCATCCAGCCCCAACGGCGCCAATGTGTAAACCTCATCTATAATATTAAGGCTATGCTTACCTCCCAGCACCAGTTTATTTATCTGTGCCAGCATAATAGGGGCAACGCTGTGCTGGTAATCAGCCACCAAAATAATGGGCAGGGCGGCATCATAATCATGCCGGGCATGCACATGCTTTTCCCTGGTAAAGTCCGGGTAAAAACCTTCTTCGGGTCGGTCAGGGTCCTCATTATCGTAAGCAATACGCTTTACATAAGGGGTACTGTTATCCACCTTATCCTTATACCAGTTTTCACCCAATAGCTGTATGCTATCCTTTGCATTAGTTTCGATATACAACTGTAAATTCTGCCGCAGCAATGCCAAGCGGGTTTCAATAGCGTGTATCTGCGGCTTCAGCGCCGCTTTTTTATTTACTCCGGCATCATTGTATTGTAGCCGTAGCCTGTTTAGTTCAAGCTGCAGGGTTATTATTACATCGTTTTTTTCAGGGTTGTTAACCCCCCTTTTCTTTAATAACCAATCTACCTTGCTAAGCTCAGCCAGTTTATCTGTTGCAAAAAATTTGCTTAGGTAAAGCGGGTGGTTTTTGTATAAATGTTCATTACCTCTAAATGCAGGGAAAACTATTTCTTTTAGTTCTTCCGGGTTCAAAAACTTGGCCTCATCAAACACACCATACTGGCAGCTTATACCGTTGGCGCTGCCCTTTTTTGCCATACTTATCAGGTACTGGTTGCTTCCGTTGTGCCAGCTTACAATATGATCATACTTCTTACTGGGCACCCGTATATGCGGCTTTGGCCAGCTGCGGGGCGGCGGGGCGCCAATAACAAAATGCACCCCCTCCACCAGCCCGTATTTACTAAGGCTGTTAAACAGGGGGTTTAATGTATTATCCAGTAAATGCTCAAAGCTTGGGCCGCAAATAATACCGCTGGCGCCGGGCATTTCGTAGGTGCAATCCGCCACATAAAAACTTATGCCATTGCTGGTTTTAAAGCTGCCCCGGCTGCCCAGCAGGTAGGTTTCTTTTGCACGGATAAGCCGCAGCCGCATAAGCGGCTCAGTTAGCACTATCTGCTTTATGTCATCTTCCTGCCAGTTTATGATTTCCATGTCTGGCCGTTAAATGGATGGGTCAAGTTTTACCATGCGTTCTATTATATCAGTTCTTTTACCTTCAGCTGTTCCGTTCTCCATTTCAATTTTTCCATTGGGTAATAATTCATAGTTAATAAACTCATCAGCCTTAGCCATCGCATCCGTTAATTCCATCGGCGCTTTGGGGGCGTGGCCCTGCGGCAGCATGAAAACAAATATCGGCCGCTTTACTGCCGGCGGCGGGTCGGTATCAGGAAGGCTGTTTAGCTGGTAAGTATAAGAATCATGCAGCCTTGCCAGCGCCTGCATTTCCTTTTGGTCCGGTATGTTCTTATCCTCAAACAGCTTTTTGCGTATGCGGGTAAGATCGGCATGTATATCCTGCAGGTGCAGATGCCCAAGGTACCGCTTATTTATTTTGCGGCTTTCGCCAAAAATTTCCTGCGCATTAAATATATCACCATCAGCAGTGCTTTGGCTTACGCCAAATTCATCCATAATTTGTTTGCGCAGCAGGCCGGTTACCGTAATGCCCTGGCTCATCAGCCTGTCCGCAAATTCCAGCCGCTGCAGTATGGTAATTTCATCCGGCTGCAATACAATATCGCCTTCGGTAAGCCAGCGCCTTATCCGCTCCTTCGCCGTACTCAGCTTACTGTTTCCTTTTAGGTATGCCTTCACCATAGGGGCGTTTTAGTTTTTCATTGATGTAATTCATTTCAGCCACATATTCCGTCCACTTTTTCTCCTGCTTCAGTTTCACCTTTTCACTGCCAGGCTTTGACAGTTCATTTTTTAACCGGGTAAGATAGCGCCGCACCGTCAGCCGCCTTTCTGCGATCTTCACATCGCTTACCACCGGTTTAAATAACTGTTCCTTGCCCGGGAAACAATTATGCTTTATGTAGTATTCCCTGTCCTGGTATATGCCGTTAATCTCATCCTGCAGGGCCAGTATGCGGTGCGCCATTTGCCCGGCCTCCATTTCTTTGTTCTTATCGGTTTTGCCCAGCAGCGCCACATCATACAGCCTGGCGCACAGGTTTTCTCTTTGCTTAAACAGCGGTAGCCATACAGCTTTCAGGGCGGCCAGTTCCTTGCTCATTTTAGCGGGCCAGCCATAGGTGGCGGAGCTATTAACTTTTAAGTTTTCGGTTTTGGCATCTTCCTTCTGCTTTACTGCTGCGCTTTTATTCAGCAGGCTTTTCAGCAACTCCACCAGCTTTTTTTCCTTAAACGGGGTACGATGCTCAGTAAACAGTTCCTTCATCTGCTTATCATCGCCATACCGCATGTACAGCGCCACACCGGCATCATAGGGCCGGCTGCTGTTCAGCCAATCTTTAATCTGCTGCATACTGTAATTTAAGACAACCGGTTAGCCGTTGCCTCCAATTTGTTTTTCCAAGGGAAACTGGCCTTCCGCTTTTCAATAAAAAACCGTACCCCGTCAATCATCAGTATATCCTGCCACTGCAACTGCAGGTATTGCACCCGTGTGGGGTACAGCAGCAGATCAGCGCTTTCGCTGCTGGTAAGCATGTCTAAAAAAGACTTCCAGTTCAGGTCATAAAAACCCACCTGAGTGCCGTCTGTTTTCTGCCCCTTAAAGGCAAGGCTCCATTGTGTAAGCTGGTTGCCCAGTGTATCATACAGGTGGTGGGTGGCCTGCGGGTATTTATACGCAAAGCCCCCGCTGGGTCCCAGCTTCCGCACTATCCAGCCAAGGTTAAAACAAAGATGAACCCCCCAGCTATCTTCAGCCGTAAAGTCTTTCCAGATGCCGATACCCTCACAAACGGGTATCATATCCATATAATCATCATACTTTGCCACCCCCACCGTAGTGGCAGTGGTGGTTATATCCTTATTGACGCCGGCAGGGGCATAGTCATAAATATTATAGCTGATAATTTGCCACTCCCATACCGCCTCATCGTTCGGATTCTGAAGGCAGGCATAGTAGTTATTTTCTTCCTCCACCAAATACACCTGCTCATTTAATGACTGTGCGGCCGCCGGCAGGTCGGCCACTCCATCCACAGCGCCCCGGTAATCCAGTTTGCTAATATCAATACCATCCCCGCCGTTGGTAATAAAATTATTCCGCAGTGCATACACCGCATTTTCTTGCAGCACGGGTTTTGGCACCAGCGGGTTGCACCAGTTTTTAATATCCTTCGGGATTCCATTGGGTACATCCGCTAATTTGTTTATTGTGATGATCTTGCTGTTACTATCAAAATCATACCACCACCCAAAGCGGTTTTTTAGGGCTATCAAAAACTCCCCGATGCCGATATTCGGCAGGTGGTTCTTCAGGTCGAAGGTTACGGTGGCCATCGGGTCCAGTTCATAAGTGATGCCGCCGGTTTCCCGGAAATTCGCCCAGTCAATAGCCCGGAAATTAATCAGCACGATCCGATTAAAATCCACATCATCCAAAATAGACCCTTCAATAGTCCAGCCCACATGCTCTACCGCCTGCACCAGTATGTATTTTAAATAAGGGAAAGGCACCAGTATCGGGCCTATCCGCATACCGCTGGCTGTTTGGTACACCTTGTTCATCACATCGCCATCATTGCCCAGCACACCTGGGTCAAGCCCCCAGCTACTGTTTTTAACCGGGAAAAACGCATAATCATAAGGCCCGCCAATACCCTTGGCCACACTCTCCACATGCACCCCAAACTGGCTGTTATACCAGGGGCTGGCATCCGTACCCAAAAAACTGCGGGTGCCACCCGCATCAATATCCCGCATCCGAACATCCTTTGCGTCTTGGTAAAAATCGGCGGCATCGCTTACAAAATAGCAATCTAAAAAAGTGGCCTGGTGGTTATTGATATTAATATTGACCCGTTCCACTTTTATTTTCCCGGCAAAAATAAAAAGGCCGCTTTCAAAAACAGAAGCATTTATACCTGCAATGCTCACCTGCTTTTGAAAAATATTGCTGTACTGCAACAGCCGCATGTTTTTTTCAGTGTATTTAACCTGGAAGGGAAAGGAATAACTGCCATCAATACCCACATCCTGAAACTGCAGAAAGGGGTTGGGCATCTCCATCTGCAGTTCGGCATCTTCGGCAAGATCCAAAACCTCATTATTTATTCTTATTTCAAGCATCAGGTAACGGTTATTTGAATGCCGCCCACAATATCAATATCTTGGTGTTCTGCCTGGTTGCCGCTTATTACCCAGCTATTATACGGCACCGCATTGCTGGCCGCCACCACGGTGGTAATGCCCGGCAAGCCCACAAGATTAAAATATACATCCGCATCGTAAGTGTCAGCAAGGGCAAAATTGTGTGTGGCGCCGTTAGCAATAACCTGGCCGCTGATAATAACATTATTGTTAACCAGCAGTTGCAGCGTAACGCTTACACCCGTGTTATTCTTAAAGCTGCTGGCATCACCCGTGCCGCTGCCTGCGCCAATGGTATTAAAGCCGCCAATGGTAGTGTTTCCAGGTATATTATCCGGGCAAACGGGGCGCACAAGCAGCTGGTATGTACTGTTCTTTGGTATGCCGGTTACCGTAAACGGCACGGCAGTAAGTAATACCGTTGTCCATACATCCACCTCACCCGGTATGCGGTACTCTATTTTATCAACACCAACGCCTCGTATATCGTCCACATTCAGGTTTACTTCAATTTCGGCTGTGGCGCCACTGGTATCCACATCAATATCAAGATTAAGAATACCTGCATAACAGATATTGCTTTCGCTGGTGGCATTACCCAGGTCAACATCGGCAGGGGTGTAATAAGGCTGTGGCGGCGCCGCATTTTTCCAGGTAACCGGCATGCTGAATATCTGATCTTCGCTGCTGCGCAGCTTGTAATTATCCGTAACATCGAGCATGGGCCACCACTTGCCATCAAAAAATACATACAACTCCCGGCGCACATGCATATCCCGAAGCCGATCCTGCCAGTCTTTAGGCACCCAGCCCACATCACCCCGGTACACCGCATTCTCACCGGGGTTGTTAACAATGCGCTGCGGGGTAATGGCCGTGCCGCTGTAATAATTATATTCTGTTACCCGGTCAATAGTTTCGTAAGGCACTTCCGTAACCGTTTCAATTACACCACGGGCCATAACACTGTCAACACCGCCCAGGCTGTTGCGGTAAGTAAGATTAACCTGGTTATAATCCTGCCGGTTATCCCGTGTAAAAGTAAAAGCCTCACTTACCGGGTCATTACTTACGCCTTCGGTTACCTCTATTTCCCATTCATGTACAGGAGGTTCGCCAGGGTTAATGTTATCAATATCCCACTGTGCCGCACCGGCAGGTATAAAAAACAATGCGCCTTTGGGGATTGGGAGCAGGTATATGTTTTCACTTTCGGCGCCAGTAATACCATTCACCAGCGTATAACTCATTTGAACTGCATGTGCCGGCTCATCCGTGAGATGCAGGTACATCAGGTACATCCTTTCATTATAAGCCGCCTGGCGGCTGCGGGGCATCCAGGTAAGCAGTGGTTTTTCTGCCGCCGCCATATACTCTGCAAAAAAATTATTTCCCCGCCACCGCATAAAATCAATGCCGCCCTTTAAAGCAAACCGTAGTTCAGCGTTTTCCCAGGCCGGGTTGGGGGTTGCTGCTGTAATTTCCCGGTGCTGGATATAATACTGGCAGCTTTGTTTGCGGGCAAACCAGCATTTGCGTTCATTCCCGCTATCATAGCCCGGCAGTTCATACTGCAACACACTATCCAGCAGCGGGCCAAGGTTTATATTGGCAATACCAGCCACGGTGTAATAAGAAAGGGTGGTTATTTCTGTCCAGTCTATATCATTTACCCATTTATACCACAGCTTTACTTCAATTTTGGTGGTGGCAGGCGCATAATACCCAACGGAGGAGTACAACTGATACACCACCGGGTTGCCCGCCCAGCTAAATTCAAAAGGCCTTTTATAAATTGATATTGGCATAGTTGATTTTTAAGGTATAACCCACTTACCGGCACGGTAAGTAGGCATGGGGGCGATAAAAGGAATATCCAGATTCCAGCCGTAGTGCCGTTCAATAACCGGCCCCTGAAACTCCGCCCAACTGATGCCGCTAAAATCAACATACTTCAGCCAGGCGCAGCTATCCGCAGTAAAATCAAACCGCATGCGGCTCACAAAATCCAGCATCAGCAAATACACTTCATCCATACAGGTGGCCACGGCCGCTTCATGATCACCATTTGCCGGCAGTTCCAGCAGTTTGGCAAAGCGGATGGTAACAAACTGCCTCAATTTATTGGCATCATATTCCCCCACAGCCCGGCCGGTAAAGCGTTCTATTATTACCAGGGTATCACCGGCATTATTGGGCAGTTGCTGCATTTCGCCCATGCTTTGCAGTTTAAAAAATGCCCGGCGGCCACCTGCGGTGGTGGTGTGTGCCACATCGGTGTGCTGTATGCATAGCGTTTCAAAATAATCTTGTATGTCGTCTATGTACATGGTTAAACTTTCGCATCCCTTTCCGCTTCGGCTTTGCTTTCCCTCAGTTCAATCATCAGCATTTTTATATGCAGACGCTCCACTTTTTCAAAATCGCCATAAGTGCCCTCCTTGGCCACATTCCGCATCACACTCACAATGCCATGCAGTGCAGGTTGGCCGCTGGCGCCGTTAAATAAATCGCTGTTATCCTTAACCAACTGGGCAAGGCAGCCCTCATACCACACAAAAACCAATTCCTTTACATACTGCGGCCACTGCTTTACCCAGGCAGCCCGCTGCAGCATTTCGCCTTCTTTAAACGGCAGGCGCACATCCATATCCACTTCGCCGCCTTCGGGGCGGTACAGGGTGGCCACCAGCTTATCCAGGGCGCCCAGTTCCTGCGCATCCCTTACGGCCTCAAAATAATTTTGGGCAAAGGCATATTCATTCATCCGCAGGTTATCAAAATTATCAGCGGGGCCATGCAGCCCACGGTACACCGGCAGCAGGTTTTTGGTAAGGCTGCTTTCGCTGATCAAAAACTCACACAGGTAAAAATATTCAGCCTTTTTATCCATTCGTTCACGTAAAAAATTAAACCAGCCGCAGCCGCTTAGTATGCGGATAAACTGCAGGTACATTTGCCCGGTGGTGTACCCGCCGCAAATAACCTTCATCACCCGCAGCGCCTGGCGGGGTGTTAGTTCATTCCAGCTTTCAGGGAATGGCCACAGCCTTTTATTTATTTCGATAATTGTCATATTCCTAAACGTACGCCACTGGTTAATGCATCGTTCCTGTCTGCAATACTGGCGGTGGTATAGTTTACCAGCGGGCCGGCATCAAAAGCGGCATTATAACCGGCGCCTTTACCGCCTACAGCCGCCCTTAAATCCTTACACAGTCTTTTTGCCCTTTCCAGTTGCTGGTAGCCATCCTGTTCAGCCGCCCGCATGTGGTGATCCAGCAGTGGTAGCTGCGGAGCAGCACTACTGGTGCTTTGCGCCTCCGTATCATTTTGCAGTATGGCAAAGCCATCATGCCCGAAACGTACACTATGCATGCGGCAGGTGCGGTAAACGGTTAAAAATGCCATAGCTTTTTTTAAAGCCCTTAATATATCAGCCTCTGCAGCAGTGGGGGAGGCCATGTCAATAAAATAGGTAAACAAAGCAGCCCCAAGCGCCAGGCTATGGTAATTATCCTGCACATCCTGTATCAGCGGCCGCATGGTCCAGTACATCCGCAAGGGTTGGTGCAGGGCATACTGCTCACTAAAATCAGTACCGTTTTTTATCAGCAGTTTACTGTAGCGGGTATATTCGGGGCTGCTGGTCCACAAGGCAAAGCTGGCCTTATTATCATACAGCCAGCGCAGCAGCACTTCCAGCGCATCAAAATACAGGTTGGCAATGCCCTGCTTCATTTCCCGGTATTGCCAGCCAAATAGTTTTTGATCGCCAATAATATCACTCTGCGGACCGGCATCGGTTATCTTACCCACATCTCTGGGCAGTTCATCAAAATAAGCAATGGGCACCAGCATGGCCTGTATTTTTTGGTGCAGCGTAATTTCCAAGCCAGCCAGTGTGTTGGCGGTATATTTTATTTGGATGTCATTATACAAAGCTGTGCCGATTATTGGCACCAGGTACTTGTATTCAACATGGGCAAAGTTGGGCAGCCAGGTATCTTTACTGGTTTTATTCAGCAGCCGGGGGTGGGTTGCCTTCACCTCCGTTACCGTTGTTATTAGCGCCATTGTTATTTGTTTTAGGTTGTACCCCACCGGTAATTACCGGCTTGCTGCCGCCGCCGGTGTCCAAAGTGGTTAATGCTGTGGCAGGAATAATAAACTCAAGCCCGGGATGTTTTTTATGCCATTCGTTCACATACTTGGGTATATTCATCAGGTTTTTTATAAACCGCCTTTCCAGTTCTGTCAGCACCACCTGGAAAAGGCTGGCTTCCCGTATGCTGCTGCCGCCTTCGTTTTTAGTATAGGGGCCATCGCTTTGGTTGCCGCCCACAAGGGCCAGGTTCATCATTTCGGCAATGGCAATTTCAGTATTACCCGCAGCGGCATCCGGCAGCATGGCGCCATCAATTTTGGGTTGTTCCATTGCTTTTATTTCCATGAAGGCCATAGCCCTGCCAAATTCCATATTCAGTTCGCCGCCCACATAAATATTTTTTCCGGCATTGGCTTTACCGGAAAGTTTATCATCAATGGTATCAAACAGGGCGGCTTTCTTCGTCTGCTTTTCAGCCGGGTCGGTAATAGTATCCCAATCCTCATACATGGCGGGCCAAAATTCTTTATAAACAGTAACCATGTAAGCCGGCCGCATGGCGATGTCCGCATGGGCTGCTTTTATTTCGGGCACCGCCTGGCAATACTTTACCCATTTGTATGCTGCATACCATTTTGGGGTGCTGTAGTAATGCTCACCCCGGCCCGGGTAGCGAAAGGTGCTTACAAATTCTTTTATATTGCCACCCATCAGTTCTTTTGCATGGTGCCAGGGCGCCCAATCTGTTAATAGCGGCAGGGTAAATACCTGTTCATTTTTTTCAGCAAAAACCCTATCCCACTCAGCGCTGATGTACACATTGCTGATGTAACCATCCTGGCCCCGTTTTTGATACCGCACCTCACTCATATCCTGCCGCTTAAAGGCGGCTATTTTAGTGCCTTCTTTATTGACCATCCAGCGGCAGGCGCCATTGGCCAGGCCGATAATATCTTCCATCCACCCGGCGGTTTGATAAAAATGGTTACTGGCTTCCAGGAACTCCGTTATTTCTTCATCTTCCACAATCTTATCAATAATACGGGTGCCGGTTTCGCCGCTTGTAACAATAGCGGGCACCAACCCTTCACATAAAGCCAGGCGGCTTTTAATACCGATTATTCCAGTAAGGCTGGCGCATTTTTTAATGTCATCCAGCATTTTCTGGGGTTTCAGGTTATCATCGCCCCAGGGGCTCCAGGGCATGTACTTGTAATCATCACTTCTCAGTGGTTTTTCCCGCATGGGGCGGGCCGGCATGGCGGCATCGGCGCCTTCCATGTCAATAAAAGCGGCCCGGCTGTTTCTGCCAAAATATATTCCGTTTGTCATACAATACGTTTACAGTTCAAGCTGCAAAGCAGCCAATAATGCACCGGCTTTGGGTGCTGCATGTTGTTTGTGGGGTTGTATAGCATAATAATTTCCCGGTTCAGCGTATTATGCTGCCGTTCCCAGGTTTCTTTGCTTTGGTACATACCCGCCAGCCCGCCCGGTTCAAGGTCTTTGGTAAGCCTTGCCCAGTTGGTTAGCTTTACCAGTTTGCCGCCGGTGCCTTTGGTGCGGTTGCACTCCACATATTCAACAGTGCAGGCCAAGCCCTTGTTAATTTCCTGCACCGCCTCCCAGCGGGTAATTACGGTTTGGCTCATAGAAAGGCAAATTATTGGTTACCTCCTGTTGGGTAAAGGACAATAAAGTTAGTAATTTTTATAATTATTGTTATATTCGTAGTACAAAAATTCTTAACGTCTTTTGAAGTATTCCGAGCCCCGTTTCCACGGGGCTTTTTTATTGCATATTATTTTTTGAAAGTATAGGCTTGCAAAAACTGGAACAGCCGCATAAGGGATGCCGCCATCATGTTAAACCGCAGTATTTGTTCTTTAGCCTCTTTACTGCTTTCGCTGTATAGTATTAATATACTGTTTTCACAACTTTGTAATTGCAGGCAGTGCAGTATTTCTTCGTAACTATAGTCCGCCTGCAGACAAATAAGGGCCGCCATAATGGCCTGGTAGTGGCGGCGGCTGTGGCCCTGCATGGGCTGGTTAATGGAGGTTTGCTCTGCCTCAGCAATTTTACTGTTCCATGCTTCGGTAATGCTTTCTAAAATACGGTCGGCTTCTTTGGGGAGTAAACCATGTCTGTTGCGCATGTTTTAAAGGTTTAATAAGAAAAAACCTCCACGCTGCACAACAGACAAATACTTTTAGAAGCATTGCGAGTTTACCGGTCTTACCGGCCCGTGGAGGCTTATTGTTGATTAGTGATTGCGTTGCTTCTAAGTACCTAATATATCTATTGTGCAACACAAACCTAAAAAAAATATTTAAAATAAACCCAGCCCCCACCAAACCTAAAAACACCGCCTACAACTGCCTACAACATAACAATATGAAAATAAATTACTTATATCAAAAACATGGTATCGCCCCCCCCTTTTTTGTAGGCAGCCCCCCCCTTTTTGTAGGCATATACAATATTTCAAAGAACAAACTTGCCTCTGTAGTGCGCTATTTGAGCCGGGCATCGGCCCTGATCCTGTTTATGCGATCCTGCTGCGTTTCAAAATGGCTATAAACCAGGTATGCCTGGATGCCTTTCTCTAAAATCTCATTCAGCCGCTGCAGGGCAAGCCCATCACTACCGCTGCCAAACACACCCCCGCCTTCATAATATCTTTTGTTAATGGCGCCGTAGTTCATATACTTAGCGGCTTTGCTCCAGCTTACGCCGCCATGCATACTGTTCATATAGCTGGCCACCTGGCTGGGGGTGCCGGTAAAGTGGTACACTTTTTTATCGGCCATAGTGCGGCGGTTAATGATGCCCTCCCCCGCTTCTATTTCAGCAATCTTGCGGCCGCTGCCATCTACAATGGCATTGCCGCCCTGTGCATGGGTGCGGCCACCCAGTACACCGCCTTTGGAAAATTGTGGTTTTTGGCTTTTGATGGCGGCTATTTGTGCGGCCAGGCTGGCCGTAATAATAGCAGCCTGTATCGCCCGGGCAACCCCCAGCGTAAAAATATCTGCCAATCCTGGCCTTGCCGCATAGGTGCTCATAATTCCCATCGCAGCGTTAACGATGGCCTGCAAGATGGCAATGCGCTGGTTTCTCTTAAACTGTTTAACGGCAAATTCTTTTTCTTTTGCATCCTGCTTATTTTTCAGTTCATCAATCTGCCTATTATATTCTTTCTCGCTGATAAGGCCTTTACGAAGCCGGGCAGCCAGGTTCCTCTCTTTTATATCATTGCGGCGGCGGTCTGCGGCCAGTTCAGCATTTTCTTTATTGGTTCGGGCGGTGGCAAAAGCACTCCATATATTAAATAACCTGTCTGTATAGTCAGCCGTTAATTCAACAACACCTTTTAAATAATTTTCTTCGACTTCAGTTCTTTTTTGCTTGTACTTTTCTTGAATCAGCTTTTTTTCATTTTCGGTTAGTTCTTTGTCGGAAAGTTCGTTTATTTCCTGTTGTTTAA